GTGGGATTTCCCACGTTTCGACTTTATATGTAGATTGCAACAGAGCTGTTCAAACCATTGCAATTAGCATGTTATAGATCCGATTTATATCTTGATAATCTTATAATATTGATGACCATTTTTGACGTGACGACGTCATTACTTGGTAGATATTGTTTGGTTAGAGTTAACGTGAATTATTTTATGTTATCTTTTACACCCTTCGTATGGGAATATTATTGTAGTAATATTCTTGTTAGACAGTAGCCTTCAAGGCTGCTCACTTCGATGTTGACTAGTCCTTTAGTCACTATGTAGCTACTTTGTACAAGTCCTTTTGTACAAAGCGCTCGGGATCGTTGTCCCTAGAGCCTTCACTTGCTACCCCTTCGGGGGATGCCTTGTGAATACGACTATCAGTTAATTATACGGTAATTGATAGATGAAGCGGAGACTTTCGGCGTATAAATTTTGTAAATACTTTAATCTTCGACCTGTGGAAGTAGCAGGCCGGTGTTCGTGTCCATCATTTGGTAATTGATGGGTTCGTACTACTATATTAGTAAATTGTTTAAATTTGAGGAAAATTAAATTTAGCTGTACTAACAGTTTTAGTGTAGATAATTATGATCACAGAATTCGTGAGTGTTATAGACCACAAGTTGAGTCTGTTTTCATAATTATTGAACTATATTGTTAGATTAGCGATGTTTAATTGATAAAATCGAATTTTTATTTATTTTATTATTTTTTAGTACCTATTCATCATTACCTTAGTAACCGAATTGGGAGTTTACCCAAAACCTATCCTTATACCTCTTTTATTGCTTATGGGCAAGTAGAGGGGACGGGAGAGATTAGAGTGGGCGTTACATTTATTTATGCTTGGAGAAAGAGCGTTCATTATTGTTATTCTTACTTTCTAAGAATTAACTATTTTTGTCTGTTCACTAAAGATCGCAGTGTGTTTCTTACGGTTTTGTATGAGTTACGGTTCTCATACATAATCGATGTTACACGTAGACTGTTTAAAAATGTAGAGTCTAATGAGGTTTAGCGCACCTTATTAGTCTGACTTCGTGCTTCTATTAATTATATGTACGGAACACTACTTAAAGCTAGCCCCTATCTCAATATCATATTCGCACTTCTTGGTGCTGTGTATGGTTACAACGCAGGGCCGTTGTCGTATGAGACATTGTTCTTAGTGTCTTTTACGGCTTCGGTTTGTTTTTGCGTTGTGTTCTTACACGTGATGGGGATGTCCATGTACTTGTGGATTCCCTTTTACGCGTTTTATTCATTATCACGACTTGTTCTTGAGTTGTGTGTAAATAGTTTTAAGCGATTTATGTTTTTCTTGTTCTTTAGAATTCCATTTATTACTTATTTGTTTATATCGTTTTGGTTAAAATTTTTGTTTGTTTATAGTTTTGGTTGGCCCGCTGCGGTGATAGTTGCGTGTCAACTACCACTGGAGCGGATGGTTTTAATGTCATGGCTTAAGTTGTGGCGAGCAACAGAGGCGGCTGTTCGTCATGCGCGTAAGGATCGTGCCCTTGATCCTCACGCAGCTAATACCAATCGTGTGGTTGGTGGTGTACCTGACAATCTGGATCCACGGAAAGAGATTCAGATGGCGGTAGCCGATTGGTTGTTTGATCAGATTAAAGCTGGGAGCTTTAATCCGTACGGTAACGGACAAACGACAAAAGCTTTCCCATTCGTTGTTCTTGGCGAGTGGCGGAAGAAGCCTGTTTTCTGGTTGCACATGAAGCCAGATCGAATAGTTAGGGTATCACTTCGCCAGAAAGTGTACTCAGGACTATGGAGGTTGCATCAACGTGATGCAGACTTCAAATTGTACAATGATTGTACAAAGCAACGGTTTCATGGCTTACACTACGGAAAAGCTGTAAGTCATATAAATGCGTTGCTCGATCATTTGTCACCTGCTTGTATTTTTCAAATCAATCAACACGAGGGTGACGGACTCTGGTATATTAATCGTGTTGAACGCTCCAAAATCGATGCGATTTTGGAGAAGAGAGAGGAAGAGTTGAAGACAGGGAGCTTCAACCCTTATGGTAATGGTCAATTCGCGGAACGTCTTAAGGAAGACTTCCACAGCAGACAATCGCGTCGGTCCCATGAACGGAAGCTAGTTAAACTAGAGATACAGTGGGACAAGTTATGTGATGACTATCCTACCTGTGATTACGGTAAAAGTTTGCCTACCGCTCTACGGATCTTCGTAGAACGGTTACATGAGCTGGAGTATACGACGACTTCAGGACTCAGCCTGCCCATTGCAGTGGTGCAGCGCGCTTTACGTAATTATGTGGATGGTTATGGTTTAACTCACGCCCGAAAACTGGAGAGACTTGTTTCTTCAGCAATAGACTTAGCACTAGATCCTTTGGATCTCGTAGTGACAACAGGTGACCCGGAACCCGGTCGCCCGTTGCGTGCTCTATTGATTAAGGCGTACAAGCACTTCGGAAAGAGCTTTCATGCTGGTGTATCTGGAAAACTTATGCATCATTACCTCACCGCGTCACACGCACTCGATCCTATTTTTAATTCACAGATGTTAAAAGCAGCTGAAAATTTGGAGAAGATAACAGACCCCGCGCACATGTCAGACATGGCAGCGGAGGTGTTATCTTCCCCGAAAGTTTCAGCAGCTGTTGCAGCTGTGGTTAATACGGTTCCATCTGAAAAGATGGGACAAGAGTTTGGTAAAGGTATTGGCAAGTCCATAGCCGATACTTTGCGAACTCTTATGCACGAAGCATCTGAACAGGTTACCCAGTTCTTTGGGAAAGCCGTTGGATGGATGAAGGATCATCTCGTCTGGATTATTGCAGTAATCTCGGCGGTTCTTATTTTTGGCGCAGTCACAACGTGCATGATTTGGAGATACCTGTTCCCGGGTGTCCCTGAAGTCGTGTACCAATCACAATCATTTTCTGATGTTTTTGTTACAGGTTGGGGTCGTAAATTGGCTACTTGGATTTACGGTATCGACCTTCCTGAAACCTTCAACGCAGCTGGAAAGTTTGCGGTAGGGTTTAAAAATATCAAAGAATTTTGTAGTTCTGTTTCATCATCATTAGCTAAACTTGTTGATTATGTCAGTGAGTGTTGTACAGGAATTCCTTTCTTTTCGCAGACCCGAATAGCGAAAGAATTGATTTCCACACACACTGATTTTATTAACATGACTACTGATGCAGATTTTACTAGGCTTAGTACAGACATAGAATTCGCAAAGTCCTTTTGCGTGTGCTATGAGAAACTTAGGAAAAATTATGCATCAATCACATCATGTATTTCTGATGTGAATATGAAACAGAATCTACAATCCTCGTTGATAAGAGGTCTCTTATTTTATCAACGAGCACAATACACAATAGGTTGTAAAATACGTAGTAAACCTTCTAGTGTTCATCTTGTAGGTATCCCTGATCAAGGGAAATCCGAACTCATGAATTTGTTGGCTGGTTATGTTTACCACTTACTAGGTAAGGGTAAACTAACAAATGCTAATAGATATGAGCGAAAACAAGATGATCAATTTTGGTCAGGGTATGCCAGTCAGGAGATTACGACTATGGATGATATATTGCAGACGAGTGATCCTGTAGCGCGTGGGCGCCAGGTACTCGAATACATTTATATGATCAATACAGCATCGTATCCTCTTAATATGGCAGATCTTGGCGCAAAAGGTATTACGTACTTTCAGTCAAATCTCATTATTACAACCTCAAATCTGGATCAGCCCAATAAGTATACAGATTTGTGCATAAAAACGCCTCTTGCGTTCTTCAGGAGAATGAAGTTTTGGGTAATCGTCCGGCTCAAAGACGGTTGTGAACGACCTCCATCAGTTAGTCTTGAACATAGGCCTAATTGGGAGTTATTTTTGTGTAAATATAATTGGCGAGATCCTGATGTTTTTTCAGTGAAGCCAGAGTGTGTACCAATAACGTTTGACGAATTGGGAAAACTCGTGGCTCAAGACATCTTGATCAACCAACAATCTTCTACTCAGACGGATTTGGATTGGAGTAAAGTTTGTGCCCCTTTGGTAGGACCAAACACAATTTTACCTGTTCCAGAACCACCGACAACAGTAGAAGAATTAAACACAGAAGTAACACTTGATTTAGTCTTTCAAAACCAGATGAAATTATCGCAGTACTTTGCTAATTACATTTGGGGAGATGAGAAAAAATCTGCTGCACGCAGAATTTATTCTCATCTCATGACTAACACAGTTCAACAACATACAAAGGAGAACAAGGAATTCTCTGAAGCCGTTAAAAAACTTCATCCAGGTGACGTGGTACTGGAGGATTACATGGCCGAGAAACGCGAATCTTTTGGTAAAGCGCGTAAGCCCGGTTGTGATAAATGTACAGCGTCAAATTTCAAGTTATGCGGAGGTGATGTGTGTAATTTCGTACCCAAGCCCGTTGAGTACGTACCATCATCTATGCAGAAAGCTGCTGAACAGTCCGAATTAATTCAGCAGGATACTTGGAAATTGTGGAAGGAGAAATATGGTGTTTCTAGTAACATAGTTCGTTATGTTGCTGGTGCTGCTATAGCTGCTACACTAGCTGGAATAGTAGTAGTAGGATTAGGTAAACTTTGTACGTGTGTGGTCGAGGCCATGGGCTTCCCAGACAAAACAGAGTTTGCTTCTCAAAGCACAGATAAATACCAAGAACGGTTAAAGAAACGCAATCGTGGTGTGGGCTATGTCCCCGCGAGAGCGTTTAATTCACAATCTTATGACCATAAGTCAATGGATCTTTGTTCCAAAATTCTTAATGAAAATCAATATTGGGCCGAATACGTTGGACGTAACGGCAAAATAGCATCAGCATACTTTCTGGTACTTTCAGGAAGAGTGTGTGCGATCCCTATGCACGCGTACCGCGTACATGGAGGTCTTGATTGGATTAAATTAATTTGGAACTATGGTCATGAAGAAGGTCAGGAGTTGAAAAAACTGGAGTTATTATTTGAGAATGAAGATACAGATCAGGTGTTCTTGTTTTGTCCCGAATTACAAGTTCACTCAGATTTCTTGCGTCATCATATGCGTAATGATCCTATTACGACACCACTTAGTACAGTTGTTAGATGTACTATTGATAAACGCAAGCCTGATTTACCTCATTTACTTGTGCCCGGTTCTACGATAAGTCCGTTATCTAGAGCTAAGACAGAAGTAAGAGATGGTGATCAGGTTGTAACTTCAATTCGCAAAGGAATATACGTCGTTCGTGGTATGGAAGGAGAAGACGGTGATTGTGAAGGCGCTGTTGTTCTACAAAACAACGCTTTTGAACATAAGTTCCTGGGAGTGCATATTGGTAACTTTGACAAAGTGTGTCTTGTGGCCCCAATTTTCTTGAGTGATTTACTTCGTTGCGAAGAAATCATTAAAGCTAAATACAAGTCACAAGCACGACTTATGTTGGTAGTAGCCGACGATATAGCACCCTCAGACGATAACCGTTTCAACGACGATGAACTCGCAGGAGTAACGTTCACTCAGAATGCTTTGTCCACTTTTAAGCATCCAGGAATGAAATTTGTGGGAACACTTAGCCACAAATTTGTAGCCCCAGGAAATACAGTTTTACGAGAAACTGTAGTAGCTACAGGAACGTTAGATGTGATTGGTAGAGACGAGGTTTTTCTACAGCCTCCCTGGCCTGTAGAAGAGCGACCCGCTCGTCTCAAACCTTTCACAAACGAAGAAGGTCAACGACTTGACCCTATGGCGATTGCCTTGGACAAATATAAAGGCAAAATTGTCAAAGCAATACCTCCGTTCGCTCTGGACGATAGGTGTTGGACTGGTGTTTTTGGTCATACAGATTGGTCCAAATATCGTGTACTTACGATAGAGGAGGCTATCTGTGGCGCACCCGACCTTGGTTTGCCACCAATAGACTTCAACACATCCGTAGGCTTCCCTGAATGCGGATATGGTTGGACTAGACCAGACTTCTTAAAGAAGATACCATTTTGGATTCACCCCAAACTCTTGGCGCGAATAGAGTTGATTGATTCCAAATTAAAACAAGGCATTATTCCTCGGAATTTTGTCATCGCCACACTCAAAGACGAATTACGCCCGCTGCGTCGCGTAGCAACGGGAACAACACGTAAATTCGATAATGGCGAACTTGCTTGGTTGATCGAGGGCCGTCGTTATTTTGGAGCATTAATGATGGACCACGAGCATGAAAGAATGTCAGACATGCAGGTAGGAATCAACCCCTATTCGTTAGCATGGAAATTGTTGTATGAGAGACTTGAGCGTTTTGGAACAAACTTGCCCAATAAGTTTGCTTCAGATATCAAGAATTTTGATATACACTACTTTCACTGGATGGCCGATGGCTATGCATATCATTTCGCACAAGGTCGTGGAGTCCCAGAAGACCACGATGATGTAGTAGTGATCTTCGGTTACTTACGAGGATCATTCTACGTGTGCGAGATAGTAGGCGATGAGGTTTACCTTGTCGTTATTATGCCATCTGGAACATTAGTAACTTCGTACATGAATACTAATGGTAATTCAGTGAAACATAGAAATATCTTTTACATTCAATGTAATAGGTTAGAGAAAACTCTCGATTTCGATGATCATGTCGAGGCATGTTTTTATGGCGATGATGCACTAGGTGCCATCGACACGAAGATAATGCCTTGGTTTAATGAAATTGTTATCGGTGAGTTAGCTAAAACTTACTACAATCATACACACACAGCCGCAGACAAATCAGAAACCCTAAAAGAAGGTGTCGTGCTCAATGAAGCACAATTTCTCTGCCGCTCATTCGTTGAAAGAAGTGGG